ACATAGTCAACTGTCCTTGCCTTAACGTGTTCCTCTGTTGCAAGGCTCATAGGCTCGTTGATGTTCAGCACATAACCCTTATTGGGGTTACCGATGATAACCGTATCGTTGCTTACGCCTGCATCAGCCTTAACCGCAAATCCCCACATTCTGCCTACTCCGTCGGAGGTTAGATCAGGAATGAACAATGGTCTGCCCGTGCTATCTTTCAAGTTAGCAAGCCGATTCCATATCGTTGCATTGTTGGCGTAGATTGCGGTACCTGCCAAGTAAGACGAATGGATTTTCCCTATCGCTGCGGTGAAGTCTTCGTATGTCAATGGGTCGGGAGTAGAAGCATTGGGATTATATGTTACTACCTGTGGGGTGTTGACCTCTGCAAGTAATGCAGTTTCGATTCCCAAAGGTTCCGGTTTAAGCGCTTGTTGTCCTTCACCCGGTTTGCCCTGCCCTTGTGCGATTGCGGTACCGAGAGCAACACCAACTCTTTCGCCAAGCTCGTTTTTGATGTAAGGGATGAACTCCTCGGTTGCCATGCTTCTAAGCTTCCATGTTACTGTGATAGCCTTTGACAGTTCGCAACCTGTCAATGTCAGCTGCCCAAACGTGTTCTTCTCGTCTTTTGTAGGTGTGGACTCATCGTACCAAGCCGCGTCACCTGCTGCTATTGCGGTGTGCTTATTAATTACCAGCGTACCTTTAACATTGTACTTCTTAACATCCGCTAACAAGGGATACATCTCGGTTGCCCTACTCCAAATTCCAGCTACAACGGTTTGAGGAATTAAGGTCGGGGTATTGCCTGTATCATGGGTGTATGTGGTGTTTCTGAATTCAGCGTTTACCTTGTCAAAAACCGCCTGCTCGTTTGCGTCAAGCTTTTTTCCCTGCATGACTTTAGCCCATGCGGTTTCATACATCTTGTCATCATTCACAGATACAGTCCTTTGAATTGTATCAATCACTTTACCACCTCCAACGTCAACGGATTTGTTTTCGATGTCCGTCACTTTTGCACTGCCTTTCAGTGCGTTCAAATTAGCTGTCGCCTTTTTGACGTTTTCCCATTTTTCGTCCAACGCTTCAACCTCTTTCATCTTAGCGTCGGCTTCCTCGGTCTTGCCCTCTGCTATAAGACTTTCTATCTCACCTAAAAGGGCATTCCTCTGTTCAAGATATTTTTCCTTATTCATCTTTTACTGCTCCTTTCAATTTTAAATAGTTTAACTTGGATATTAAAAAATCCGGCTCATTTTTTTGAGCTGGATTCTTAACTGTGTTACGTATTTTGTTTATTACCTCTGGCGGCAGTAAGCCGGAATACGATGTACTCGCCGCAAGCTGTATATCCTCAAACATGACTTCGTCAATGAAACCAAGTTCTTTTGCCTTTTGTGCTGTCATCCATGTTTCTTTATCCATTAATGCCAATAATTCTTCTTGTGTTTTACCCGTCTTTAATCTGTATGCGTTAGCTATAGTGTCATTGGCGTTTTTTAAAATTTCGGCGGTGTGCTCCATTTCTCGGTAGTCACCCTCGGCACAAGAGCTTACATTATGAATCATCATTTGAGCTGTTGGTGACATCAGTACCTTTTTACCCGCCATTGCAATAACAGAGGCTGCACTTGCTGCCAAACCAACAATCTTCACGGTCACATTCCCCTTGTAGGATTTCAGCGCCGTGTAAATTTCGCTCCCGGCGAATACGCTCCCGCCGCCGGAGTTGATTTCGACTTCTAGGTCCTCGCCGTTGGCTTTTTCAAGTACTTTGTCAACCATACTCGGGCTTGTAGCTTCAATGCCGAACCATTCATATATCCAGGCATCGCTATTGTTTATAATTGGACCCTTGATTTTCACCTTCATTCTTCATCACTTCCTTCCCCTATCTGCCCTGTGTCTTTCCTCAGAACGTAAGTATCACCGCCCTCGCGTGGTGCCATGTTGAGTACAGCCCTCACTTCGTTTGGATTCATAATTCCGCGATCAACAAATTGCACTAATTTTAATTTCGTCTGCATACTCGCAAAGTTCAGGTTAGAGGATTCAAATATAATTTTGTTTCCGAATCCCCGTTCACGTCTTGAAAAGAGTTTCCGCGTGTATTCTCCGCTTAGCTGAATCACATCGGGTTCAACGGATACTTCGTAGTACGATATCCAATCATCTTCACTGTACTTTCCCTGTACGATCTTGTCGTTGGTGTTGAAAAAGCTGTAAATCCGTTGCGTGGTCTTGTCCATCTGCGAGGCGTTCGGGATATAGTCTTTCGGCTCTACCTGTATGGCGTCTGCTTTGGCATCTGTAGCGGCGGCACCTACAGATTCGCTTTCTATACTCAAATAGTCCTCAACAAACTGCTTTGTCTGCTTTTTTAAGTCCTCCGGCCGCAAAGTCTGGTTGAATTTTAGCAACCATTTGATAATATTTGAGTTTTTGATTGCCTTTACAATGCCCTGGTCTGTGGTGTTAACAATCTCCATCAGCGGTGTCAATGCTTGTGCCGGAGAATCCCCGAATATCTCGTTGTTGTTGAAGTCTTTCCGCAAATGGATTATGTCTGCATACCGGAAGGTTACATCCCGCCCATTTCTAAGCGTAAATTTTAGGAATGTTTCACCTTGTCCGTTTTGGAGTGCTTCGCAAGCCGTTGCGGTGATGGGATATATCTCCATCGGATAGCCATTTTCATCCCGGTTGATATAGGCAAACGCATTGTTGTTGAGTTCAAGCTGTGTTGTAAGTTTCTCCTGTAGCATCTGCCCGGTCATGTACGGATTCGGTTCTTCGAGCAAAAACCTGATGTATGGCTCAGGATTAACTTTTATATCCTTCGTTCCATCAGGTTTTATCGTTTCACGTATATGCTTCCCAACCGTTTTACCTATCGCCCGGACCTTCGGTCTTATAGCACTTCGCACAATGTCACTTTGGTACAAATTGCCGTTCCATGCATAAAAACCACCTCCCTCATCCGTAATCAATTTGTACCTTGACACGGTCACGGTCCGGTTTCTGAATCTATCGAAAAATCCCAAATCATCACCTCCTTATATTAAATTCATATAATCATCAAAATTCCTTTCATATACAATATATGCATCTAATAAACTAGCTACACCATCAATTCTACGCCTTTGATTACTTGTTTTTATTAACGCTATATTATCATTCTTATCAATAGAAATAGCTGCATTTGAGAGATTCCATTTAAGTATGGGATTGTTGTTATAATTAATTTTCTTTGCTTCTAAATCAGCTGCAAATCTTTTCATTGGACTAGAGAATGTCTTTGCTCCTTGGATTACTGGCTCGGTTATTTTCCCAAAATTCTGTTCTAACTCATCTATAAGATATGTGGAACTCCAACTATCATAACCAACCTTGAATATGTAAATATCCATATCGTTCTGGACTTCTAATAGCCATTTAGTAACATCTTTATAGTTTACTTTATTACCTTCACTTACTCTTAATAATCCTTTATCTAACCATGTAGAATATGGAATTTTATCCTCCTGCACTCGTTTTTCTAGTAAATCCTCAGGTAGCCAATACATTTGTTTGACATACAGAATAGGATCATTGGGAACCCTAAATATTATAGTTGCGCAAGTTAAGTCTGTAGTAGCTCCTAGATCAATTCCAGCTATGCAATATCTAGGTTTTAATTTTTCTATATCGAATGTTGCCGTATTATTGAGTTGCTCAAAGGTAAGCCATGATTCAGAACTGGTTTCTCGTATATTAAATTCTTTACAAACAAAATTCTTTTCTAACTTTGGGTTTTCTGCTACCCTTTTAGCTTTATCCTGTAAAGCTCTTAATTTCTTTATGGTCCCAATGCCAGGATTAGCTTTAATCCAGTTGTTCGCATCCCGCCATTCCTCTTTTTTATCCAATTCATAAATAAAAAACAAGGTTCTGTCGTCAACCTCGTTTCCTAACTTCATGTTGTTGAATTGGATTTCCGCTTCTTCATATATTTCGTCAAAGATATCTTCTCGAATTGTTCCGGCAGTGGAAGTCATTATAATCAGCGGTTGCTCCCTGGCCGTTATACCGTCAGCCATGATGTCATATAATGCACGACCGTTTTTCCATTGATGCCATTCGTCCATGATTACCACATGGATATTTAAGCCGTCGAGAGTGTCGCTATCAGATGCTAATGGCTTGAATACACCATCATTAAACTCGGAAACTAGTTCTGCTACTAATGGTTTTACCCTTTTTCTTAATGACGGGGATTTATTCACCATCCTTTTTGATTCTAGCCATACAATCTTAGCTTGATCCTTTTTAGTTGCAACACAATAGCACTCAGGTCCACCTTCACCATCTGCAACTAGCCCATATAGACCCATGATTGAATCCAACAAAGACTTGCCATTCTTCTTTCCTACAATGAGTACTACTCTTTGATGTTTCCTGTTACCTTCTATATCTATAAAACCATAAACACTTGCTAAATATGCTTTTTCCCATAATTCTAATACTATCTTTTTCCCTGCTAGTTTACCTTTAGAATGACAGCAGAAGTTTTCAGCAAACTCTATTATGTGGTTTGCTCTAGCGGGGGAATAAAACCACTCTTTATAGCCATCATCTTTTACCCACCTAACAATTTCTTCGTACTGCTGGTAGACTTTCTTTGGTACTAGAGTGATGCCACTTTCAATCTGCTCCCAATATTCCAGTATCGGGTTATAATCATCAGGATATTTCCTGAATCCTTTTTTACTTATAGTTGGTTTAGTTTTGCCAAATACAACGTCAGGGTCGGTACGTGGATATTTAGTCGGCTCGAGAATTAATAAAGTCTGCGAAGCCATCGTCTTCCACCCCTTTCGCCGGGGCTTCCTTTGGTACAAGGTCGCTAAGCTGCTTGATTATCTTTTGGTAGTTCGCGTTCATCGTATTGTATAACCTGGCAACCGGTCTCTCTCTCTCGTAAGGGTCTGTCTTCTCTGACTGCGTGAACATCTCATAATAACCATTCTCCATGATATCCTTTTCCCAGTCCTCAAGAGTAACCCGCATATATGCAGCACGTTGAATTAATCCCTCTATAATTGCCTTGTTATCTTTGTCTATGTTTTCATAAATCCGCTTTAGTCTCTTTTCTTCTTTCTTAATCCTTTCATCTTTTGACAATTCTGTCTTTTTCGCCACATATATCACCTCTTTTCCATTGCTTTTTGGGTAGGGGGGTCACGCGTGAACCTGTGTGTTCTTTGAAGGTTGCCCCTTCGGTCTAGTTGCCCCCACTTTGCTTCATTTTTAGGGGGGGATATGGCTACTTCCCTCCACTTTTATATATTATTTGTTCTTTATTTGGGATTGTCCACCACTAGCTCTCCATGCTCATTAAAGCAAAGTCCCTCTGCCGTTACATCTGTGCTGTGATGTTCTTTGTTGTGGCAGTCTTGACATACATATTCTAACAAATCCCAATTCAAAGTGATATCAGGATTATTTATATTCTCAGGTGTTAATATCTCTTTATGGTGTACTATCTTGCCTGGTACATGTTTATCTTTTTCTAAACATCTTTCACATAATCCATGTACTGATTGTATGTATCCTTCTCTACAATCCCGCCATGCTTTAGATTTGTAGAATTTTTCTGCCCACGGTTTCAAGTTCTCACCCTCTTTCTCGCATAACAAAAAAGGCTCCATAATAATTAGAGCCTCTTTTGAGAGAACAAGCGATTGAGTATCTATATCGTAACCATATTCTTTTACATTTACAATATAACATACTTGTAACCGGACATACAAGGACATGTTTTATAACTTGCTAATCCACTGTGCATGTTTTCTTCTTACTTGTCTCTCGCTGTACCCTAGTTCGTTCCCTATCTGATTCCATCTTAACCCATTGATGTACCTCAACCTCAATATCATTCTTACTGTTGCGTTGTCAATGCTTTCAATATATTCTTCAATCCTTGCCCGTTCGTCCATCAGCTCGTCAAGCTTGCGCTTCAGCTTTCGCTCCAACCGCTTAACCTTGACGCTGTAGCCTTCACTGTCATAGCCGCAAACCTTGAAATATGTGAGGATGTACGGATGCTCAACCATGCTGCCAGCTACCTTTTCAGTTACATATTCCTCTGTAATTGTATTCAGCTCTCTTTTGATAAGTTCAATTTCTTTTTGTATGCTTCTAAGTTTGCTTAGTTCTTCCTTAGTCATTAGATAACCATCCCTTTCTTCAACCTCTTACCAAATCGAGTATGCTCAACTTTCTTGAGTTCTTCGCTAGAGTGCCATTCTTGATACACCGCAAACCATGCCTCAGCTGTCATTGTGACCGTGTGTATTTCTTCCGTAACCCCGCTAACAACCTCATTGCAATCTGCTGCTAGTACATACATCTGAACAAAGTCCTGCATCCTCATTGTTACAAACCATTGCCGGTAGTTCTCCTTGTGTGCTACGATAGGTAAGTTGCCGCTTCCGGCCGAATCTCTTATAGCCTGCCTCATGAAAGCCAATTTGTCACCTTCTGTGATGACGTCTCGCAACTTCACTTCAACGTGTATCCCCGGAAGCCCAACAACATCGGCACTGTCTACACCGCCAGCGTATTGTTGACTACGTCTTGCGTCATATCCGTGTTGGCGGCAAAGCTTGGCAAATTCTCTTTCGCCTCGCTTGCCTTTTTCTCTGCTATTTATTGACATCTGTCTCCCTCCTTTCAACCCGCCAGCTTACCCATGTCATTGAATCGCTACTGCGATAATTCTTGCACTTGCTATCACCGCGAAAATTTTCATTCTCCAGCCGATTGCACCCAAGGCAACTTCCGCACTTTGTCAACATCAATCGCGCATTTGCTATGTAGTTCATGCTTATCCTCCAAACTCATATTTCTTGTTAAATCTGCTATAAGCTGTTTTGTGCTACTCGGTAACATCGCATATTCCTTTTGCTGGGCTACTTTCGCCTTGTAACTCCTCATGAAATTTGACTGTATAACACTGTTGACAACTTCGCCATCCATTAATGCCCACTCTCTCAAAGTATTTGGACTACCAACCACTTTTTGCAGTATTGGAGGCAACCTCTCAAAGTTTTCCGCTGCGTTATAATAACTAATTGCCGCCTTGACTTGTTGCCATGCCTCCATCTCAGTCATTTGTTCAGGGCGTGTTATGGTTGCGATTTTTTCTTTGATATCTGCTATAGTTGGCGGATATTTATGTGTACATATCAGAGCTTTTACTGCTTCAACAACTATTTCGGGATGTTCTTCAGCGAACATTGTCGCCCATAAATCTATTGCTGCATTTAATTCTTCTTTGCTGTAATCTTTATAGAAATTTGGATAAGCTGTTTTTAATATGGTCAAAATCTTTAATGCCTCTTGTCTTGTCACAATAAACCCTCCTCCTTTGCAAGCTCAAGAAATGGGTTGTTTGATTGAGGGCCTCCTTGTTTGATTATAGTTTTCTGGTTCAGATAGCCCTCAAATTTGTTGCTGAATAATGTTTCAGGTCTGAGAAACTTCTCCCATTCTGTGTTTTTCCATTCGGCGCATTTTTTGTCTATGACAGTAAAAAAGTCGTCTTCTACAAACCCTTCTCTTAATCTTGCTTGTATCAGTTCGCTGGTTTTACGTGTAGTGTATTTGTATTGAGTTCCGGCTTTTTCGTTAAGATAATCAACGATGCGTTTGCACGTGACAGACAACGGTTCTTTTTCTTCTTCTTTTTCTTTTTCTTTTTCTTCTTCTTTTTCTTTTTCTTTTTCTTTTTCTTGTTTGCCAAACCGTTCCCCTAACGGTTCTGGTAACGGTTCAGGTAACGGTTCCCCTAACCGTTTCTCTAACCGTTCTAATAGTGATGAATAGTGGCTTTTATCGTATGAATATTTTTTAACTGCCTCATAGAAATTTTTAAGTAACGGTGTTTTGGGAATCTCATCTAGTTTCTGTACAGCGCTTTTAACTTGATTGTGATTTTCAAGAGGATTGTGCTTTATAAAGTTTGCGATTAACACTACGTGAACCGTTTCGTCATAGTTTACTAAACCGTTCCTCAACAGTTCCCCTAACCGTTCCCTAAACCGTTCCGCTGTCCATCCTAAATCAAAACATGCATACGGCTCTGGTAGGAAATAAAAACCTAAAACATTGCGATGTGGCGATGTGAGAAGGTATAGCATAAGATATCTTGCATCATCTGAAACTGTTCTCATTTTTTCGTCTTGCCAAAATCTACTTTCAACCCTTGTATACATTTAGCACTCCACCTTAACAATTAAATTTCCGGCATTTCATCCCATGTTCGGCCATCCAGGATGCGGCCTGCGGCCTTTTTGTCAACTCGATCAGCGCAGTTGATGTGTGCATGACTCTTGTCGCTGTGTGTGAATTTC